GCTTTGATGTCAACTTTCACATTCCTGCCCATTATGACCACCCATCAAACAGTTCAAGCATCACTTCTTGGTGTGAAGGGTATATACCAGGTTCACCGCTGTTCTTATATGCAGTTGTCCTGCCTTCATGTTCAACGATTATTTTTGAACCTGGTTTTATCACAATTTCAGGGGCAATGAATAGCTTCACCACCTGATTCACCATTTCAGCACTTGCGGTTTCTGTGTTGCTCTTGATAGTGGAAAAGGACAATTTACAGGGTTGATTTTCAAGAACGGTAAATTCTCTTTGTCCAGTGGATTTGTTTGCTTTCTTGTAAGACCTGTATTCCACAATGGAACATTTATCTTTATACAGGCTTTCAATAGCTTGCCTTACCATTTCAACCGCCTGTATCGGACAAATTGACTTTTACCGCTTACCATCAAATAAGCAATCAGTGAATCCAGTCTTTGTTCAGGTGTCATGCTTCCATTGCCAAAGGCAAAGGTCACATTGGTGTCACCTTCCTGAATTTGCTTAATTGCTGCATCAATGTTGATATTCAAACCATGTAACTGTCCAATCCCTTTCTTTGCAAATAAAAATTCACCCACAACCATCTGTGAAGCAACCTTTTTCAAACCGCTTGGAATACTTGAAACATTGCATTCATTTCTGATGTTGTTTTCTACCTTCTGAATACAGAAGCCAAGAAGCCAGTCATCACCATCCTGCATTTCATAACCGAATGATTCAAGCAGCTTCCCAACATCATAAACAAAGGATGCACCAAGGCTTGATACATTCTGTATGGTCTGAATTAAAGCTTCCAATCTGTCAGATATATCAGCCATTGGTCAACACCCCTTTCATTAAGATACTTTCACCGTTCCAACCACTGTGCTTGCAACCTGTCCTTTTCCACGCTGCTGATAATAAGCAGTGATTGTTGCCTGGTCACCGTTTCCACCAACTGCTTTGACTTTCACCTTGTTCTTTGCTGTGATACCAACAATCTGAATGTGGGTGTCATCAGAAGAAGTTGCTTCAACAATCGTTCCACCAGTGGGAAGTGTCCAGGTCAATTCAGCTTCATCATCTTTGTCAATGTTGAAGGCACTTGGTGCAGCACTAACAGCAGCAGAAGCAGCAGCATACACATGAACTGTGAATTCCATGTCAGCACTGTCATCTGCATTTGTCTTTGTACCATAAACTTTGATTGTTGCTTCACCTGTTTTGTCATCTGCTGCTGTGATTGTAATTGTTTGGTCAGTTACCGAAACAGAAACATTATCTTCATCAGAAGAAACAGCAACCACTGTTGGTGTCGCAACATTTGCCTTTATTACCGCTGTTGCTGTGCTTGAAACATTAGGTGAACTGGTTGATTTCACCATATGAATATCACGCTGCTGTTCAAGTACAACTTGTCTTTTTGCCACCGTAACAGGTATAGCACAGTAAGTGTCAGCAAAGTCTGTATCCGTTGGATCAAACTTCACAGTCACTGCACAACTTCCTTCCGCAACAGGAACAATGGTAAATACACCGTCACTATTAGTCACAGTTGCAACATTTGTATTACTGGAAGTACCTGAAAAAACACCTGCACTTGGATTTGCAGCGGTAATTGTTACAGCCTTGTTCGTTTCATCCAAATAGATTGTCACAGGTTCATATCCACCAAGGTCAACAAATGGTTTATAACCACCACCTGCTTCACTTGTAATACCGAATGTTGCAATCACTTCTTCAAGTGTAAGCTTCTTGTATGTTCCAGGAAGGGTTGTGATGCCTTCACCTTCGTCTTTGATGGTCACCACTCCGCTTGAACTTATAGATATAGACACAAGCGGATATTTGTTTGATGTGTTCTTTGCCAAAGCATAGACACGATTTTCAATTACGCAAAACATCTTTTCAACCCCTTTCAGATTATTTTAATCAACTTTTTAACCGTTAGAAACGATTCTTGCAATTGCAATGTTCTTCGGATTTCCTGAAATTATCCAGTTAGAAGAACCGCTTGCACCTGAACCAAGTTGTGCATCTGTCGGGGAAGCTGTGTAAGCAGCATCAGGTCTGACAAAGCTGAAACCATTCGGATGATAGGTTTCACGAATTCTTGTGATAAGTTCATTGTAACCGCCATCCTTCTTTGCTTCTCTTGCGATTTCAACAGGTGTGTCCACAGGGGCAGGGGCATACTGAATTGCACCGTTACCAAACAGGTAAGTGGTATATTCTTTTGCACCTGATGCACTTGTACTGTCAGCAACAGGAACACCATCATCAATCAGAACAGTCAGACCATTGTAATCTGCAAGTCTTAACTGTCTTTGCACACCCATGGGGTCTGTGTACTTGCGGTATTCAAGAAGTTCAAGTCCTGCCAGTCCATTTGCAACCTTACTGTGCATGATTGCAAGGCTGAATTCATTGAAAGCATCACCAACAGCCTTCTGAACAGCATCACCTGCTGTGGTTGCACCAACCTTGTTGCTTGTTCCAACAGTGCCAGTTGCAGTTGCAATGCGGAAAGTGTGGTTCTGCCATTCATCCCAAACGGAATCACTGTCATCAGCAATGTTGAAGATACCGTTCAGGATTGCAAGGATGACCTTCTGTCTGTACTTCGCCCAGTATCTTGCCACCTGTGAAGTGATTTGCTTCATGGGGTCAGCACCGCTGTTGAAGTCACGAATGAAATCTCTGTCCTTCCAACCTTTTGCCCTACCGTAAACAATACCGCTTTGGGATTTACCTGTTACTTCTTCGGTTGAAATGTCTGCATCACCGTCATAGTTGTCAGGTGTTCCACCAATCACCGAATAGAAGGGGATGGTGTAATAATCTGAACCGTTGGAAATGAGCTGTTTAATTCTGTCATTCGCCTGAACAGCACCACTTTCAAGCAAAGCTGTCAATGTGGGGTCTTTTTCATTCTGCCAATTGAGCAGGAAAAGTTCAGGGTCAAAGGGGAAATTCAAATAAGTTGCCATAATTGTTTACCTACCTTTCAAAATTTAATAGTTCTTTCCAGTTCTCATTATCGTTTTTGAACTGGATTTGTTCTTCTGTGCTTAATTTAAGGAACTTGTCAAGGGTCATGCTGTCATTATCGTCATCATTGCCCGATTCACCAGGCTTTGCACCCTTGATTGTCTGCTTCTTCTTTTCGGTGTCAAACAGGAACTTGGAATCCTCTGAACTTTGCAGCTTCTTGATTTGGTCAGCCAAGCCTTTGACTGTTCCATCTTCAAGCAGTTCCGCATTTTCCAGGTCAAGCAGTGCTTTGACTGCCTTTGCATTCTTTGCTTTCGCATCCGTAAGGGCAGCAGCAATTGCAGTGTCAAGCTTCAACTGTTTTATTTCAGCAGCATGTGTTTCATCCTTCTTCTTGTTTTCAGCTTGAAGGGTTTCAATCTGCTTCTTCATGGATTCCACATCACCAGTGGAATTTTTAAGCTGTTCAAGCTGACCTTCCAATGTTGCCTTTGCGGTTTCAAGGTTCTTCTTTTCAGTGTTGACTTCATCAAACCTTGCCTTTGGGATAAAGCCTTTCAGTTCTTCCGCAGATGCATCAGCAACCTTCTTTGCCAGTTCTTCATCAAGTCCTAATTTCACCAAATCTTCTTTTTTCATTGTTTTGACCATCCTTTCAAATTCATTTTTTACCTGGTTCAGTCCAGTATCATTTGTCTTTTCAGTTTTCGTCAGAAATACCAAAGTGACGATATATCAAAAAATCCAGTTCACTGAAAGAAACTACTACCAATCACCCCTTTGGGTTCATTTCATAATTTTTCAGTAAAAACTGGATTTTTTTGACCTCATATAATGCCCATATAGTTGTAAATCTACACCACAGGTTATTTTATAAATTGCTTCTTCCACTCATGATATGTGATGTTTGACGGAATATAAATACCTTTACCACTACTGTTTCTGGCGAATCTTTCACCGTCATTATCGTCAAAGTATGGTACAGTAGTGGTTCTGCAAAAGGGTGGAATGGTGGAGCAGTGACCCCTGGTTCATAGTTCTTCATTTCTTCCACATGTCCATCAAGTTCCCTGCATATTTCGGATGTGCTGCTGTCCAGTGTTGCCACTATTTCAAACTTTTCCACATCCAAAGCATTGAAAGCTTCCTTCTGTGACTGTGAAGAAAAATAAGCTGATTCTGTCATCACCAACCTTCCTGCTTGCCCCTGTGATGACTTCATCTTTGCTGCAATAGCTTTGATTGCATCATCAGGTGACTTTCCAAGCATGATTGTCCTTGTAAGCTGTGTCTGAACTTCATTGATAAGGGAAGCCTTGTTTGACCATATCCTTTCACTGAAATTCTTTGCATCTGTTGCCCATGGTTTTGAAATTAACCTTTCAACAGTCCTGTCATCAATTGCTGCAATATCCCATCCAATGTTGAAACCCTTTTGAACCTCATACACTGTGTGATAATAGTTCTGCAAGTAGTTCTTTTTCAGCAGCTTGTCAACTTCATCAGTCTGACCACCGAACAGCCTTTCAACTGTCTGCTGTGTTTCAATTCTCAAAGCTTCAAGCCTGGAAATGTGGAATCTTGCAGATGCATTTTCAAGTTCTTTCATCCAAATAGGATTTAGTGCATTTTGTTCACCATACTTAATGAACTCTTTGACATCCCATTTGAATTCAGCAAGTTCACCTGATGTTAAAAGCTTTCTTGCTTCTGCCATGCTGATTTGATTATTCTTTGCAAATCTTTGATACCAGGTTGAAATCTGCCTTTCAATTTCTTTTTCCGCTGCAATGTATTGTTCCTGAATGGTTTCAAATGTAGAAATAGCATTCTTGTGTGATGCAGCTTCCAATTGTTCAAACCGCAGCTTCCAATATGCACTATTCTTCATCTACAACACCACCTTCACCAGGGTAAGGCTTGAAGGCATTCTGATATTCTGCCATTGCAGCTTCTTTTTCAGCTTTCTTCCTTTCCAGTTCAGCTTGTGGGTCATCAACCCAAGGATGCTGTGATACAAGGGTTTCATCAGAAAGAATTCCAATTGATTTGTTGATGTTTTCAATGACTTCTGCTTCATTCATCAACATGTCACGATTGAATATAATTTCAACTGGTTCATCCTCAAAGTTACCAAGACCAGTGTTTGCAAAATGACAATTGATAAACCAAAGTAATTCTTCAAATGCAGCTTGATATTCAGTTTCCATTTCATTTGCATCCAAGTCAATATCAGAATACATTGATTGAATATTCATCTGATTTGGTTCACCTGAAAGTCTGTCATCCTTTGCATCATAACCCATTGCATTTTCAATAATTGCTTTCTTGAATATCTCAATAATTGCCTTGTAGTTTTCAGCATTCACTTCAACCTGCAATGTTTTCAGGTCACCTGCTGCACCATCAACGGTCTTGACCTTAACAGCACCATAGGTTGCCAGGTTCTTTCTGAATTCACCAAGTTTTTCACCATCATAGTTCACTAAAACAAGAATGGTGTTCCTTGCATCTTCTTCCATATTGTTTTGGAAGTTGGAAAGGATAATATTCAAGCCATCCTGCAAAGATTTCACATTCTTGATAAGTGGTATTTCCTCACTGTTGTATTTGAAGGGAATCAGCGGAATTCTTGACCAGTTCCATCCTTGGTCATTGCCTTCATGGTCAGTGGTGGTGAAGTAATTTGCAAAGAAGGGATTGTCAGGAACAAGCCTTCCATCTTCCAGGGTGAAGTAATGAATTCCATTTTCATCATAGACTTCAACTTTTTCAATAGTCTTTTCCTGGTCACCTTCATAAGCAATGACTTCATATATCCTGATTGCATAATCAAGGATGGTGTGGTCTGCATCTGCCCAACCAGGAATGATTTCATATCCTTTGAACTTCTTTAAGGCGAATTCACCATGTTCATTGTAGTAAACAAACAACCATCCAATGCCTTCATTCAAGGAATCCTTACCCAGGTTCTTCAACAAACGCATGAAACGCTTATTGAACATCTGCTTCAAAAGCTTATCATAAATTTCATTTTCTGTTCTGATTGCTATTGGTTGACCAAGCAGGTAATTTGTCTTTTGATTGACCATCTTCTTGTACTGGTTATCAACAATCCTGTTGTTTGGAAGGTTGTCAATTTCGGTCAATTCACCGCCTTCACCAATAACAGTCCTTTTTCTTTTCAGGATGTCATGGTTACCTGCAAAGTACCTTTCACCATCAAACATTTCTTTTCTTCTTCGACTTGCCTTGAACCGCTGAATTTCAAGTTCAATGAACCGTTCATCAGTAATCACTGTTTCAGCACCCATTCTGATGATGTTGTTCACTCTTTCAGTTTCAGATTGAAAAAAGTTAAACACGATTCATTCACCCCCTTTCATTACCTCATATATGATAACACCAAGAAATACAATGTTTTCAAAGTGTTTTGTTACTATCATGTTACTAATCAAAAGAAAAAGACTTCCCTTTGACAAATTCTTCAAGGGCATATCTCATTGCATCCATCAAGTGGTTAAAGTCATCAATAGGGATGTTCAACTTCTTTCCAAACTTATCTGTATCCCAGGTATAGTTGCTTATTTCAGTGATGAAGTTTACACACCTTGGGTGAATGATAATTTTGAAGTCCTGGATAAAGTCAATTCCATTATTCACA